GGTGTTGCTGCTACTACATCTGATAACGATGCAGGAGATATTACATACCAGTGGCAAGTGTCAATTACAAATGGATCATCATGGTCTAATGTATCTGAGGGAAGTGGTGGAACAACTACAACATATACAACTCCTACATTAACTACAACATATGATGAGTATCAATATCGTTGTTTGCTTTCAGCACCTGGTGCAACAACTATACCTTCTAATGCTGCTACACTACAAGTAGAAACAGTAACTGTTGTTGTCACAAACCAACCAAGTGATGCAGAAGTTAATGAAAGTTCTACTGCAACATTCACTACATTGGGTGCTCCTACTATGGCACCTGTAGGTGGTAACGCTGCAACATCTTCATTTGAGGTAGATCAGTTTGATACACCAACTGGAGGAGGTGGTGGTGGACTTGAAGGATTCTCATCTCACGAACCTAGTGTCACATATCAGTGGGAGAAAACTGATAATGGCAACAAGTATATTAACGTTACAGTCGGAGCTGATACAGTAGGTGGACAAGCAACAGGAGTCTTCTACTTAAATGGTTTAGAAAGAGTTGCCCTTAGTGCATGGAGAGGTACTAGGTATATTTTTGATCAGTCAGATTCATCTAATGCTACCTACAATAATCAACATCATCCATTAATGTTTAGTAATGGTGAAGACGGTGATCATAATGGTAACGGACACTATATGATGGGTGTTGACTATCAGTTAGATGGTGTCTCCGTTACTATGGCAGGATATGTTAGTGGATTTACAGCTGCTACTGATCGTAAAATAATATGGGATATACCTTCTAATGAATCAGATACATCTCTATGGTACTGGTGTCATTTCCATACAGGTCAAGGTAATGCATTGAATGTAGCTGATCAAACTTGGACTACAATTGGTGGAGCAACTAGTGCATCATATACAACTGCAGCAACAACTTATGCAAGTGATAATCGAGACCAATATCGTTGTAAGTTAGATGCTACTGGAGCATCTGCTCCAGCATATACCAACGCTGTTGAACTTAGAGTACTAAGAACATTCTCTATCACATCACAACCTTCTAACCCAACTTCACAGGAAGGTGGTACTGCATCATTCTCTATCAGTACAAGTTCTAGTAGTGGAACTCCAACATACCAATGGGAAAGATCTGATGATAATGGATCTAACTACAATCCTGTTGCAGGAGCAACTAGTGCAACATATACAACTCCAACATTAGTACATGCTAATGATGATGACGATCGTTATCGTTGTGTAGTATCCCTTGTTGGATCTGCTGCCTTAAATGGATCCAATGATATAACTTCAGACCATGGATTGTTAACTGTTCTAAGAGTTATTTCTATCAGTCAACAACCAGTTGACATAGGTGTTATTGAAGGGCAGACTGCAACCTTTAGTATTACTGCTTCAATTACCAGTGATGTCATAGGATATCAATGGCAAATATCTACTGATGGTGCAGCAAACTGGAGTAATATTAATGGAGCAACTAGTTCTTCTTATACGACACCTGTTACTACATTCCCTGTAATTCCATCAGAACAGTTCCGTTGTGTTTTATCTAACGCAGAAGCAACTACTGTAACTTCTAATTCAGTAACTTTGACTGTTAATGAATCTGAGTTTGTGTCAGGACCTGCTACAGTTACACCATTTATTGATCCAGATACTACAAAAACATTATCAAGAAGACCAGTAATTACTACTTCTGCTTTTGTTCAAGAATACGCAGGATCAACTCATGCTTCTTCATTCTGGAGAATTAGAAGAGTAAGCGATAACGTGACTGTATATGATACCGCAGGTACATATGCAAGTGGTGATACTGGTAACTTAACTTCATTCACTGTACCAGCTGCTGTTCTAGATTTCGATACAACTTATCAAGTACAAGTTAAGTTCAGAGATAACAATGATTTAGAGAGTTCATATACTTCACCAGTTGCATTTACAACACCGTTTGTAGACCAACCAGAAATACAAACTATCGTACCAGCATTTAACCCAACAATAAATGTTGATCCTATTGCAGTGAAAGGTGGTTATCAACATACATCTAGTGATTGGCAGTTTGCTTTAACCACAGCATTCTCACCTCCTGTTCATCAATCACTTGGTAACCCAACTAACTTAACATCTTATTCTTTACCTGTTAACGTTACTTTGAATGCAAACACTACATATTATGTAAGAATTAGATTCAACGTCAATCCTACCTAACATGGCTTCACCATCAACCAGACAAGGACTTATAGATTATGCATTACGTCAGAACGGTGCACCAGTCCTAGAAATAAACATAGAAGATGATCAGATAAGTGATCTAGTGGATGACGCTATCCAGTTCTATAATGAGAGACATATGGATGGTTACATCAGAACCCATCTAAAAGTTCAGTTTACTCAGGACATGATTGATGCCATGACAACTGATACTACTACTCAAGTAACAGGTGCAACTTCATCAGCACTAGCAGTTGATTGGAAAGAACAGAACAATTACCTCAAAGTTCCTGAGCATGTAACTAGTGTGATAAAAGTATTTGATTTTGTATCTAAGAATGTCACAAACTTATTTGACGTTAGGTATCAGTGGAGATTGAATGACCTTTGGGATCTAACCAATACAGAAATCTTGACCTATGAAATGGTCAATAGAAGACTAGAAGATATTTACTATTTGTTAGAAGGACAGAAACAAACTAGATTCCAGATGAGAGGAGATAGATTATATCTTGACTTAGATTTTAAAACTGACGTTAAAGAGAATGATTTTTTAATTCTTGAAGTCTATCGTGCATTAGATCCAACTAATACATCCGCTGTATACAATGACCTTTGGTTAAAGAGATATGTGACCGCATTGATTAAGAGACAGTGGGGTGCTAACTTAATTAAATTCCAAGGAGCACAGATGCCAGGTGGAATTACAATGAACGGAGAGTTTATATACAACGAAGGTAAGGATGCTGTCAACAAACTAGAGGAAGAAATGCTTACTCAGTATGAGACACCTCCACTTGACATGATCGGCTAATGGCAAGAAACACCTATTTTACACATGGCACTAGGAACGAACAGTTCCTACAGCAGAATCTAGTAGAAGAATATCTCAAGATGTTTGGGATGGATGTTCTCTACTGCCCTAGAGAGATCATGCAAACTGATGGTGTGTTTAATGAAGAAGTAATTGGTGAGTTTAATGATGCATATATTATAGAAGCATACCTAGAAAATTTTGAAGGGTTCCAAGGTGGTGGAGATCTATTAACAAAGTTTGGTGTAGCACAGACTGATGAGATAACTATGGTTATATCTCAGCAGAGATTTTCAGATCTTATATCACAATTCCTTTTACTTGACCCAGATTACAAAGCACCTGAGAGACCACAAGAAGGAGACCTAATATATTTTCCATTAACAAGTAATTACTTTGAGATAAAATTTGTAGAGCATGAAGAACCATATTACCAATTAGGTAAAGGTTACGTATATAAACTCAAGGCAGAACTATTCGAGTACAGTGATGAGCAAGGAGATCTATTTGATGGTGATGAGGATCTAGTGGATTACGGTTACACCGTTAAACATTACTATCTTCCTATCAATGGAATCACTGCAGCAGCTACCGCAACTGTAACAAGTGGATCTATAGAGCAAATCTTTATCAGCACTAATGGATCTAAGTATAAAAAAACACCTACAGTTACAATATCTGGTGATGGGCAAGATGCAACTGCAGAAGCATTCTTAGTAAACATAACTCTAAGTGGTGGTTCTCCAGTATCATCTGCAGTCATACGGGGAGTTGTAAAAGAAGGTGAGATTAGAGATGTACAAATAGTTAATGGTGGTAGTGGTTATGATGAAGATAGAGTATCGGTTGTTGTTAGTGCTCCTGATACACCAGGCAGAATGGCACAACTAACTCCTACTTTTACCAATGGAACATTGACTGCTCTCAATATAGTCAATGGTGGTTCTGGATATAGGAGTGTTAAGTTAGTTGATATTACAAATGCTGGTACTGGATATACATCTGCAACTGTAGCGTTCACATCTGCACCTGTAGGAATTTCAGGATCATTTACTGTACCTGAAACAGTCACTGGTAGTACAAGTGGTGCTACTGCTAACCTTGTAGAGTGGGATGCTAGTGAAGCTTGGGTCAAACTTAAATCCCCAACTGGAACATTTATAATAGGTGAATCTCTAGTAGGATCAGAGTCTGGAGCTACAATTGTGCTAGATAGTAGGGACGAGATGGCAACAGCAGATCCTAAATACTCTGAAAGTGTCACCTTTGAGAGTCTCGGAGATGACATCATTGACTTCAGTGAAGGCAACCCATTTGGATTATCAGGTAACTTATAATGTTAGGTGCATACACATACAATAAGATTATTAGAAAGTGCGTCATAGGATTTGGAACACTCTTCAATAATATAGAATGTAGAAAAGAAAACAAAGACGGATCAGTATATAGTAGGATGAAAGTTCCTCTAGCATATGGTCCTAGACAGAAATTTTTAGCAAGACTAGAACAACAGGCAGATCTCAACCAGAAGGTTGCGATCACAGTTCCCCGTTTATCTTTCGAGATGACGGGTATTTCATATGACAGTTCTAGAAAACTTGCTCCAACAACATTGACTGTAAAGGCAAAAGATGCTTCTTCAGTTAATAAACAATTTACACCTGTCCCCTATAATATTGATTTTGAACTTAATGTCATATCAAAAACTAATGATGAAGCATTAGAAATATTAGAACAGATTCTACCAGTATTCCAACCCTCCTATCAAATTACTATTAAGATGGTTGATGAGATGAATGAATACAGAGATATTCCTATAATATTGAATAGTATTAATTATAGTGATGACTATGAAGGATCTTTTGATGATAAGAAAATTACTCTAGTCAGTCTCAGTTTTACAGTCAAAGCATACATCTTCGGACCTGTAGGAACTCAAGGACCTATCAAGAAAGCAAAGGCAGATATCTATACTACTATGCCTTCCGACACAGCAACAAGACAAGTTGCTTATCAGGTTACACCAAGGGCACTTACAGACAAAGACAAGGATGGTACTGCAGAACTTTCAGGAGCAATCACTGCAAGAAACCTTGTAATCGAGGTTTTAGATTACAGCAACATTCCTACTCAATCTTATATTGAAGTTGGAAATGAGGTTATGTATGTTAAAGCTAAGACTTCTCCAAATAAATTACAAGTTCGTAGAGCACAGAATGGAACCAAAGCTGCACCAGCTGCTTCTGGTACTCCAATAGATCTAGTTGATGCAGCAGATGATGCATTACTAACTGGTGGTGATGATTTCGGATTTAGTGAGACTATATCATATTATGAATAACGAAGACATGTCAGGATTAGATAAAGCGTTCGAGACTGTGGAAGCAGTCTCAGCGGAGGTAACTCCTGAGAAACCACAACCTGTAAAAAAAGTGGAAGGAAAAGACGAGATACAAGATGACTATGAATACGCCCGATCCAATCTTTACTCCTTGGTGGATAAAGGAC